CCTATGCTAGATCCTATTGGTGCTGGAATTGTTCCACGTTTAATAAGAGTAGGGATATACTTTTTATGTCTGTTAATAAGTATAGCAGTTTCTCCAATAGTATATGCTTTTTCTCTTTTCTTTTTAAATTCCGCAATAAAACAAGTTTCAATTCTATCTTTATTTATATTATAAAGCGCAACAATTCCGTCTGATCTGTTTCTGTGATGAACCTTAACTAAATCATTATTTAAAAACCAAATAGTTTTATTGCCTGAAACTATAGCGGACTGATTGTAGTTTTGGCCCTCAATATTTCCTGTTGTAGAATCCATGATCCCTCTTTGCTGCTGTCTGGTGGATGGTAAAATTTTCTTTTACCACAAATTACACAATAAACTTCAATATGTTCTTTGGTACTGTATTGTCTGTCAACAAAAACAATACCACCGCATCTTGCACACTTCACTAAATTGGTATTCCAATTGCAAGAACATTGACATCAACAGTTGCTACTCCAGTAGCGTCAAATCTTACAAGAAATGATGCACTGCTGTTTGAAACTTTAGTAATAACAACTGAAACATTTTTTCCAGCATCAGTATCTCCTGTATTCCAAGGAGTTGCAACTACAATTGGTGGATATTTAAAATTATAGTTAATTACAAATGATTCCTGCTCTCCAATAGTTTTAATTTGTAGAGATGTTGCAACATTTACTGTAGCGCCCAAAATGCTTGCTCTTCCAGTTGCAATTGTATTGCTTATTCCCGCTTTGGTATTTTGAATTTGTGTTACGCTTTGATTAGTTCCAACAATATCACTTAGTTGATTAACAGTGTCAACTAAGTTATATATATAAGAAACATCTAAAGGTTGCCCTCTTTGTGGTACTGGTATTCTTGCCATTATTCCTCCATTATATCATTTAACTTACGGTATTGCAATTTCTGCAGACTCAAACAACACTAATGCAGGTATTTGTGTTTGATTAATACTTGCTGGTTGAATTACAACTCTTATTTTTGACGTCGCTGTATTTGGAAATGTGTAAGTATTTCCAATTGCAGTACCGTGATAAGAATAAGAACTTGCTGTATTAATTTTAACAAATATATCATATCTAGGCCTTAACTTAGAATCTGTCCATGTAACCGAAATTATTCCTGCTGGAGCAGTAGTTACACCTATTTTAGTTACTGTTGCAGTAATAGTTTCAATTGGTTCTGCGTCTACATAATAAATTGGAGACCATGCAGAGGCTCTGTTTAAGTCTTCAGAAACAATTCTATATCTCAAAACGTGTTGATTTAAATCATTAACTGGTGGCAAATCTTTTTTTAATAACAAAGATTTTTTAATATTTTTATTTTTAGAAACCCATTTAGCATAAAAAGTTATACTTGCTTCTGCTGTTGCTGTATAAGTAGTTACTAGTCCTGGTCCATAAATAATTCCAGCGCCACGAGAATTGGTTGTCCATCCAAGAAAATTATAGCCAGTTTTAATAAGAGTTCCAGTATTACCAAGAATAGTTACAGAGGCTGCTGCGCTATAATTTGTTGCATCTACTGGAACTGATCCTGATGTAGGAAAAGATCCATTATAAGTTACTAACATTATACAACGTTACCAATATCTAAAGACATTCTAAATTCAACATAATTGTTTGTGTTTGGAGATTTTTCAATTGGTTCAGCGTTAGCATTTTTAACAACGGTATATCCAACTAATCCATACAAAGGATTAACAGTGCTCACATTATCAAATCTAATTGCATCAAAAGCAATATAGTGTGTAGCAACTGCTGCTGCTGAAGTTACTACAGATGAGTATATTCTAGCAGAGGTAATAGATTCCCAGGAAAAACCTTCTTGTAAAACAAAATCTTGCAATGTTTTTTCAACTACAAAATATCTATTAGTGGTAAAATTAATTCCACCTGCTCCATCAACCAAGTCAATCAAACATCTTGCATACTTGTCATTATTAATAAATTCTAAAACAATTTTCAAACTACCTGGTTTTGCATGGGCAGCACTGGCGTCTTTGTTTACAAGAGAAAATGCAACCTTAATCTTATCTGATAATGAGTTTTGAGATAGGTTGATGTTAAGTCCAGTTTTTGATATATAGTTATGACTGTTTGAACCTGGAGTAATATTTGCAACATTAGTAATAGTTTTAATATCACTATAATTTCCTTTTACTAGTAGCATATTATTTAAAAATCTACATCTTTCGTTTGTTGTATTTCTGTACTGTTTATAAAAAATTCTATTATCTGCTGCTGCTTGAAAAACACTTTCTGTTGTTGAAATAATATTATCATTGTTTGTATCAAGTGCTGAATTTATTGATGGAATTGTTTTTAGTGTAGTATCTAAATACTTCCAGTCCTCTTCTTCTGTAAATAACAACAAACTTCTACTATCAAATCCAGCAGCCGATGGGTTTCCACCTGCAGAATAAATACCTATTTCTGTAATTTCATATCTTTCTTGTGTTGGAAGTTCTGCAGTAAATACTATTTTATTAACATTGTCTTCTTTTACATACCCTCTTGAAGAAATTGGAACTCTAAACATTTCAAAATCTAGTAATTCTTTGTCTGAATAGTCTACGGCTGCAGCATTATCTGCTAGTGGTTTTTGACCACAACCAAAAGCCATATAAGATGCATAGGCAGGAGTTGTTCCAAGCAAGTATTTTGCTATAATTTCTTTTCCTTTGTCTGTTATCATGATTCATCAACTCCAAGATCTGTTTCATATATTGTACCATTTTGCAGTGTTTCAATTTCAATCTTTTCTCCTACGTTCAAATTTATGCTTTCTATAACTAAATTTCCAGTAGAAAAGTTAATATAAACATTTGTTCCTGAAGGTCCATTTCCATCATTTGGAATCCTTGTTTCTAATCTTATAGGAAAATTTAAAAAATACTTTTCAGATGTATTTTGAAGGGCCAATACCCCTTTTGGATCTAAAGACCTTTGTACTTCTGCCATATTAACAATTGGTTGATAATTAACATTGTCAGTATCTAAATTTGCATTATTTGTAAGAGATAAAAGCATAAGCCCATTAATCTGTTCAAAATATAGCAAGCCCTCAAGAATTGGTGAGAATGTTGTTTTGTTTAAAATGTCAACGTACTGTGGCGTTGCTATTTTAACTGGTGCAGTTGATCCTGATCCCGCCCTTAAAAATTGTTCTACTCCACCCCCACCACTACTGTTATTGCCACCTTTATCAGAAGGTGCGTCAGGTTTTGCAGCAACTTTTGGTAAAAAATTTTCAAGTTCTTGACTTGATTTATTATATCCCATTCTATCGTCTGGATCTATATTTACAGAAGGTACAAAATTGTTTTGCATGTAATCAAAGTTATCTTTACTTTCTGGTGGTAAAAATGCTTTTAAATCTTTAAGCATTTTACCAAACCCCATATTGTCATCTGGATCTATGTTTACTGAAGGAACAAAATCATAAATACCCATATTACACCTCACTCAAATATATATTCATACTTGGTCCATTTTTATTTCTTAAATAATCTATGTTATAAACTACAAATCTTGAAGTAGAAGATGTTACAAGGTCTAATCCGTTATTATTTTTATAATCAATTGAAACAATGTCCCCAAGTTGAATTGTGGCATTTGCAAAAATCTCTAAACCAATTGCTTTTTTTGGAACCATTAGTTTATCCAATAACCATCCCATTAAATTTTCTGCATCTTCTGTATTTTGTATATACTGTGACTCTATAGCAAAAGCACTTTTGCCATAGTTCATTCTACTTAATTTAACATTATTGTATTTTTCTTTTTGTATGTTTGGAGAATAAACAACTACGTCCCCAACAAGTTCAGGATCTGAAAAACTTGATTTCTTTTTAAAGTAATCATCTACTGTAAGTTCTGTAGTGCTATCATTTGTAAATGCAATACCTTGAATTGCTAGCGAATTTGCTAAAATGTTTGACGCACTTGTACTAAGATCTAATAAAGAATCTGTGGCATTAAATATTAAAAATTCTGCGCCGTATGCATTTGCTTCAAATCCAGAGACTGTATATTCTTTTGTTGTGTCTGGTCTTCTTACCATTTTAGCATATAAGGCTGGGTAGGCATTATCAAATCTTGCATTAATGTATGCACATTCTCTCATTATGGTTCCAAATTCTTCAAAATGAATATCATAAACTGGAGTGGTCGCACCACTTATGCCAGTCAAATATGAATCTTGTAAAATTCCACTCATTGCATATTTTTTTAAAGATTGATTGGCAGTAATTGGTGTTGATGAAAAAACCCTGCCAACTTGGTCATTAACTATAAAATTAGTATTTTGTGAATAATTATTAGTTAAAGCATAAAAATTTTCAAACATGCATTTAGACGATCCTCTAATAAATAGAGCAGTATTTTGATATGCTTCCAGTGGTGAACTGTCATCAATCTGACCAATTAAAATATCATTTAAATATAAATAAAACCTTCTTATGTTTTTATTAGCCAAATCTTCATACTCTACTGCTAAATCGTATACTGATACGTTTGGTTCTACATATTTTCTTGACATTCCAACAAAAGTACCATTGTCAGGTAGAATTTGATTATATCTTGTTTTAAATAATACTGTTGGTATAGCATTTGTTGTTCCAGAACTTTGTTCAATTTTATAAAATATAACATTTGGTTTTGTTTCATCGCTGCTGTCTAATGCAAGAATTTCAAAATAATATCCATTGTTTGTTTCTGAATTAAGCAAAATTGCAATTCCTCCAGAGTTTCCAGATACAACAACGTTTTGTTCTGGAGATGATGAATTGCTTTGATAATATACCATTCCTGAAAGTGGATTAGAACTAGAGACTATATTTCCACTTTCTGTTTTTAATTCTCCATCATTCTTACCAATAATACGCATTCTTGTTCCAAAATGTTTAAACACTGATTTGTCTAATTTTTTATAAATATAAGATATATGATCAATTGGTTTTCCATCTGTTGCAACAAAATCTTTACCTTTAAAAACAAGTGCTGATGATTGAACTAATCCTTTATTTTTAACAGGGTCTATAGATTTAAGAGAGCCTATTTCAGTTTCTGTTAATTGATAACTTGATAAAAATCTTTTAGTTACACCATTGACAAGTGCTGAATTAGCAATGTTATTTGAAATACCAGCAGCACCAGCAGAAGTAACTCCATCAAAAACAGTATCTCCAAATAAATATTTGGAATCCATTAAACAACCTCTACGATAGGTAGTGTTATACCAATGTTCATCTAATCCTGATTTGTGAGAGGTAATAGATGTTCCAAATTGCTCTCTTCCGTGTTGTGCTACTGCACCATTTTTCATTCTTGTTACTCCAGATACCGTTTCGTAATAAGGTTCTGAATATATTCTTACTTTTCCAGTTTTATACATTTTGCCATTATATTTTAATTTATTTAAATAGTTCTTGTATTCAGACTCACTGCTTACCCACACGTTTCCAATTCCGTCAACAAAATATTGAATTGCATCATATCTAATAATTTCACCATTAGCATAAAAATATCCTTGATTTCTAGAGTGTAAATAAATGTTTTCTCCAAAATCAATAACATTGTTTATAAGTTGGTTGTTGACTACAGTTGGTGCTTCTCCTTTAAGTAATGAGTTTAAAGTAAGTGCTGATAATGTAAATCCAGTTGATCTTTCACTTGACCCTTTTAATTCTTCATAATTAGATATTTCCCATAATAACGATGGTTTATATAACCAAAATACATTTTCTTCTGTTATATCTGTACCCTCAAAAAATAATGAAGGTGTTTTATCAATATACCTTGATGTATATGTAATGCTTCCATCATTATAAATTTTTTTATCTTCAGAAGCAATTGAAATAATATTAGGAAGTTTTTTGCCAGTAATCAGTTTATTTTTAATTATCCTTACAGAATTTTCTAAAAGAGATGGACTATTTCCACCAAGTTCATCTTCCCAATAGTCAGTGCTGTAGAGACCACCATCAAAAAATTCTTCTGCAGTATTGCTATATGCTCCTGCATCTTCTGAACTTAAATCTATATCTAATACAACATCAGTAGTTTTTGATCCAATCAAAGTGGTATCTGTTGGTCTTTGTGATGTTGTTGGCATTAAATAATTTTTGCTCATTGCAATAAAATTATTGTATTCATCAAAAAACATTGCTGTTTGTGTTGAAACTGCTAAAGCATTTAATACTTCTGCAACACTTTGATCTGGTCCCACAAAAAAATATGGAATAACTGGATCAAGTTCTCCTTCTATTCTTTTGTAAACATAATTACTAAATCCAATAGCATCCAATAAAATAGATATTGCATAACTTACAGATATGTTTGTCAAGAAAATTTTTGGAGCAACCATTGATTCAAAATAAAAATAAAAATCTCTTAACTGTAAAGATATGGTTCCACCAGTTCTTTCTGCCTGTGGAAAACCTTCTGAATACAAAGTTTTAATTGGAACGCTATAATCATTTCCAGAAACGTTTAAAAATGTTTCATAAAAATTAAATTTAATATTTTTTGTAACATACTTAGAAACAATACTATTTGTATTATTTTCATTGAATGCTTGGTCATCATCAAATATTGAAATACTTCCAGTAGAGGCTAATAGTTGTTCAACTGGTAGGGATGTCGATCCAAGTCCAGATGATTGTTTAGTTACCTTATATTCCATAGTTTTATTTGATATATTTGCAATTAATCTTGGTGACATTTCAATTAAATCAAATGTTGAATCAAATTTACTCATAGCATCTACAACAATTCTAACACCTCTAACATATTGAAACTCACGATATGTAGTAACGTTATCTTTAATAAAATATTCTGGAGATGTAAAATCAGTAACAAAGTTTGTATCTTTTGTCAAATCTGAATTTGTTAATTTCCAACCATATTCAGGAGTAAAGGTTTGATAGACTTTTGTTGTGTTATTCCAAATATGATAAACTCCTTTATCTGTTGCTGATCCCACAACTAAATAAGAATAGCCGTCAATTGATTTGCTTGGCAATAATGTTGTAGAAGATATTTTTTTAACATGAATAAATCTATTTTTATATTCATTTGGAACAATTAGTCCATAAGATAATTCAACATATCCGTCTTCATTAATTATTGGAGTTCCATCATCTCTTAAAGAATTAGCATTAAAAGTTTTTGCTGGAACCCATGAATTTCCAGATAAGTATTCAATTTTCCAATTAATAGGAACTTGTTTATTAGAGTTTCCATAAAGCGGGTCTGCAATACTTGCTGTTTCAGTTTTAAATGGACCTAAATTTTTAGTACCAACATGAGTTTGCATTTTAACAATAAGTCTATTAGCAGGCACGTTTTCCTTATATACTACAAAGGGTGAGGCATCTTGAATTGGATACTGATTGTTTGCAGATGCAGTTGATATTCCTCTTTCTTTTGTATCAGTGGCTGCCTCATTTTCTTTTTCTGTTCTATAAGAGGTCCAATATTTAAATTGATCATCTCTTGCTGGCATATAATATCTTGGTCTTTGTGCAAAAGAACTAATAGTACTAATTCGATTATCAACAAGTTGTTGATTTTCAATTAAGTTATTATTAAAATTATGAAGGTATCTTCCTTTAATATAAAAGGCTTTATTGATTCCAGATCTTGGACGAAAAGGTTTAACACAGTCTTCTAACGAATAAAGCATATTATATTGTTCTTTAGTCTTAGAAAATAATGATGGAAGTTCTTGATTATCATAGCCATTGTCAACTACAATATCTGCATCTGTTGCTCCCGTGTAACAATTGCCAACATCGTTTGCATCAAATGAAAGGGGCGCTTTTTTGTTATCTCGATTTCTATAATTTCCTAATTTAAAAATATTATCTGGAACATTCATATTCCATTCTGCTAATATTGTTGCACGAGTTTCAAGCGTTGAATTAGTTTCTATATGGTTTTTTAATGTTGTATTTACAAACATTTAAACCTCTTCCAGCGATACCGTAATATCCCAAAGATCATGATTGCTTTGTCCACGCTTAGACACCGTATATGAAAAATCAGAAACATAAACTTGAACAATTTGATTATACTGTTCTAAATGTGTATATGGTGCTGAGGTTCCATCTTGTGCATAATTATTAAACTTGTCATAGGCTAGGAACATCCAAAATGGTCCCGTGTGGTTTTCATACCAGTCTAGCATTTCTACTCCGCCTGCACCCCCGTCAGCGGTATATTCAGGGGATTGTGTGGTTACTCCAGTAGTGGCTCCAGTAGTGGCCCAGTTTGGTATAGAAAAATAAGATCTAGATGGAAGGTTTTGCCAACTTACGCTTAAAGTGTTTTTATCAGCAATATGAAAAGACCTCATGTTACCATTTATCATTCTTTGTCTTTGTTCAATTCTTTCTGTTTTAAATTGAAGAGGACTGCGATTATGATCAGATAAAATTAAAAATTGATTTAAGTTGGTAGTCTCTGTAGTATATGCTCCTATTTCAAATCCTTCTGGTACGTACATTCCATTTTGTAAAGTCCCTGGATTTTCTGACCATAAAATTCCTTGTGGTCTGGCATAACGCTTTCTTCCACTCATATATGCTGCGGTAGCCATTAGAAACTCCTGATTCTTTGATTATCAATTTGTTTAATTTGATTAATAACGGTACGTGCAATATCATTTGGATTCGCACCACTATTACTCACATTAACGTTAACACTATAATTATACAGGGTTTTGGAATTATTTACTGCTGTTTGTGATCCAGAGCCTGAACTTCTAAGAGAAGATGACATTCTGCTTGGCAATGCAAATGTTGGGGAGTTTATGGCACTTAGTAATGGCCCAAATGCTTGTGTTGCTTTTCTATTTACAACAAACTCTCCAGGAGTAAGCATTGCAGGAACTGTGTCTGTGCCAGAAGCCATTCCACCAGATGCCATATATCTAGGAACTATTCCGCCCATTGCGTAACCTTTTATACCCATTCCTTTTCCATATTGTTTTACAGCATCATCAACTCGTTTTTTATCAAATCCATATTTTAAAAGATCTATCAATGTTTGTTTTGCAATCTTTACTACATTATCTGGAATTGCAGTAGAAGATTTTAATAGATCATACTTCTTACTTTCTTTATTAAGAAGTCTTAATTCCTGTTCTAGCCAAACTTCGCCCCCAAGTCTTGATCCTGGAGGGGTTTTATTTCCTGCATCATCTCGAAAACTAGGCTTAATTCTTGGGCTAATATTAACAATTTTGTCTAACCCTTTTGCTTTTAATGTATCAACAAGGTGTTGGCTATAGTCAGTTCTACTAGAAATTATACCTGTATTTAATCCAGTTTTGGTAGTTCCACTCATTCTTGCTGCATCCATTAAAGCCAAAGCCATTAAATCAAAACTTTCCATTATGCTTCCTTTATTTCCTATAGTTTCTAATAAAGATCCATCAAAAGGATCGTGCAATATTGCAGCAACACCTTTGATGGTTCCTTCTTCACTTTTAGGACCAGCAGAATATATTTGATGGTATAAAGATATGTCGTCGTCGGCTCCTTGATATAAATAATAATTTGGACCTGTTGTTTTATTTTTCTTTGGCTTATTTAATGGCGTGCTGATTTTAGCAGCAGAAATAGGTTTTTTGCCAGCCTTTACAGCAGCCATTTCTGCTGCAAACATTTTTTCATAATCTTCGGGTTTTAATAGTTCTTCTTTAGCCAGTGCTTTTGACGCCTCTGGGGTTGAGTACCTTGCTGCAATTGAGGCACGTAATTCCTGCTCAAATTTTTCTGCTGGAGTTAATTTAGGACGAGTTGCTGCATATACAGTTTTTTTAGGTTGTAATAGTCTCATTAATGGATTAGCAATGCTTGGAGAAACATTTGGTGTACCAAAATTAAAACCACTACCATCTATCCATTTTCCACGTAATGCTAAAAATCTATTTGATTCTATTGGATAATAATTGCTTGGTTTTGAAACATTATTTCTTTCTGCTGCATACTCTGGAGTGCCTTGATGAATTCCCATTTTTACGTTGTTTTGTTTTGCAAGTTGTTCAATTTTTTTATTGGCAACTGGATCGTTTAAACTCCATTGGGCTAATTCTTGTGGTGGAGTTTTAATGCCTATTAATTCTTTAGCAGATTGTAGTGCTAAGTAGTCTAAGTCTGAAGTTTCTCTTCCTAGTGAAGAACTTATAGATTTACCACTGTAAATGTTTCCTTCAGGTCTAAGCATTCTTCCTATTAATAACCTATCTACTGGACTATAGTCTTTTTTAGAAATATGCAAAACTTCCTTTGTTTTTTTATCTATAACTAATGGTGGAACTTTTTTACCTTTTTCTATTAATCCCCTTTTTATTAATTCTTCTTCATACAAAACTTCATCTGTAAAAGGACGAATAACAGAAGCGTTTTTGTAAATTAATGGTTCTCCTGGACTTTTTAACCACCAAGTATCTATAGCATTTATAGTTTCTGGAAGACCATTATTTTTTTTCATATCAGCAATTGAATTAATTATTTTAGTGTTAGAAGCAGACCATTGTCCAAAAAGATGAGACTCAACGGGTGCTTCTAAAGTAGTATGAAAACTACTTCTAGGGGTTTTTTCAAAATTACCTGCTGGATACATTTCAATATCCCCATTTTTTCCACGCACAACAGGATATTTTGTTGAATGAATGGTAGTTACTTGACTTTCATCTACGTGTGGTAAAAGTTTTCCTTGCTGACTGTACATTTTTGCAATTATTTTTTCGTTTTTTACTTTGGCATTTGCAGATGCTTGTCTATATAAATTTGTTTGATTTTCAATAATATTTTTTGCACTTCTTTTTCCAGTTAATGATGATAAAAATAAAGGCAATCCATTTTCTATACTTCCACTTGCAACTAAACTATCTAAAAAGTTATTTTCATTTTTACCTAATGATGTTGGTCCTGCTTGAAAATTAGCAAGCATAGATTTATTTTTATTGTTTTGAATCCAATTTAACCTAGGAGTTGCTTCTATTGCTGCAGTTAATATATCTTTTGGCATTGGAGAAAAAGGTCCAATTTGAGGATCTGTTTTCTTTTTAAATGGTGAAGTAATTTTGGCTGCAACGCTACTGGCAAAGGCTGATCCAGTAGCACCTAGGTATGGAAGTGAACCTTTTGGTAATAGCGAACCTAATGCAGGAATTCCTTTTGAAACTCCATAGCCCTCTACTAAACTTCTTATAAATGCGTTTCCTGCAGCGCCAGCCATAGGTAAAAGTAAAGACGAATCTAATGCGGTTTGCCCAGCCAACTTTGGCAAGATTGGCATTATGCCTTTTTCTTTAACATGTTTCCTATCTTCAATAAGTTCTTTTTTATATGTAGAAGAAATTCCTTTACCACCAATGCCTCCACCAATTAATCTCTCTGCACTTAGAGCAACAGGGAATAGAAAATTGTCATAAACTTTTTTTCCAATGTCTCCTGCTGCCCCTAATACCTTTTGTCCAATTGATTTTTCTTTTAATTTACCATCAGGTTGAAGATTTTTAACTCCTAAGTATCCACCATCTGCAAATCTTTGGGCATTCAAAGATTCAAATAAACCTACTCCGTACTTATCAACACTTCTTGCATTAACAACGTATTCTCCATCTGATAGTAATGCGGGTATTGAATCAGAAGTTCCTGTTCCTGGCCCGTTGATTTTTCCACCAGATCTACCTTTAGGATAATATTGAAGCATAGATCTTTCAATTTTGCCGATTGGTGTATTGAATCCTTGCCTTGCCCGTATATTTGCTAACTTTTCTGCTCCATCAGATGCTGCTACCTGTGCATTTATTGCTTCAGTTGCCTTTGCTAATTCTGCTGCTGATTGAATTGCTGCTTGTGCAGTAATAGTATTATTTTTTAATCCTAATTCAGATCTAATTTTTTGAATTTCTCTTACGTGGTTTTCAATATTTGTCCATATTGTTTTAACATCTCCATCTAAGGCTTTTACATCAGTTGTAATTCCAGTAAATAATTTTGAAATAAATGTTGGATTATTTGTATCTATTTTTGCATTTTTTGCTAGATCAAGTCCAATTATCATTCTATCTATTTCTGCTGCAGTCATATTAAGATTTGTAGTATCTCTTTTATGCATTTCAATTTTTAATGCTATTTGTTTTTCTGTTAGATCATTTAATTTGTTTTGATTTTCAATGTCTAATTTTGTTTTTCCACTTACGGATTTTACTGCACCTAATTCAGTTTTTCTTCTTTCTTCAAGGGCTAATTTTTGTTTTTCAATACTTTGTGCAATTTGAAGTTGTTTTATATTTTGCATTGCTGTTGCAGCGCCAGACATATCTCCACTAATTAAGGCTTGTGCAAAAGAACTTTTTGCATTGTCTAAATCATTTAATCTTGATTGTGCTCTTTCAACTTTATCAATAGACTCTAACTCTTTATCATATTTTTTATTTATTGCGTCTTCTTGATCGGATATTTGTTGTAATGCAATTTCATTTTGTTGGGACTGTAAAGACATCTTTTCTTTTTCTTTTTCAAACTGTTGTTCATATACAAATTGACTATAGTCTAGTCCTGCTTTTCTTAGTGTTAATTCATCTTTAGTAACATCATGTAATGATCCCGCTGCTTCTTGTAATTTTTCAAATGTTGCTACCTGTTTATTAATTTTTTCCATAAGGGCTAAATATTCTTCTGGTGTTTTAGCATTTAAAAATTCTTTTGCATTTTTTGGATCACTTAGCCATTGTTGTGCAGTTTTAAGATCAAGCCCTGCTTTTAGCAATTTTTTATAAGATTTTATTTTAGTTCCCATAGACTTGTCTTCATCTTGAAGTACTTTTAAGAAACTATAGCCTGCGTCAGTTGTATCTTTATATGCATCTGTTATTTTTTTAAGTTCTTTTGCATAATTTTCAAGTCTTTTCTTTCCCGCTTCAATTTGTGCTGCTGCTGCTGTTACTGCTCTATCTCTTGCTAAAGCAATCAAACCTCTGTCTAATCCTTGAGGATCTTTAGCACTTTTTTCAACTGCAGCAAGAACTGAAGCATAGTTAACTAACTCATCCGTCATGCCAAGTGTTGCCATTTGAATCATAATTGTTTTATCTTGAATGTTGCCTAAAGTTCCTATAAATCCTTGTGCTTCTTCTGGTAATCTTTTAATTATTTGGTTTAATGAATAAAGAGCAAGGGGTTCTGGCATTTTTTCAACTGTTCCAATTAAACCATTCCAAGACTCATTGTATTGTGCAATATTAATATTTCCATTTTGAAGTAATCCACCGATTGCTTGCATTTGTGTTGAAACAACTGAAGTAAGAGTAAGCATATCTTTTTTAAATTTATCTGTTTGTCCTATTGATACATCAGCAGCACCTTTTGCAATTGCAGCGCTTTCTGCATCATATTGTTCTTTGTTTTGATATTTTCCATAACGCACTGGATTATTGGCATATGGATTTTTATTTGGATCAAATTGTTTTGTAACTGTTTTAGCAAAATCTGCTGTATCTTTATTTGTTTTTTTCATATTTGTTAAAACAGGTTGTCCATCTTTATCACGGTTAGTACCAAACTTGGTATAATCAAATTTAAAACCGCTTCTTCCAGACTCTTCTAATAATGCTTTTATAGCAATCATCACTTGTTCTGGTGCTAAACCTTTTGCTAGTAAGTCCATTCCTTTTGCATTAACAACTGCAGTTAAATCTTTTGTGTTTGCTGTTCTCATTGCATCCATTGATGCTTTATTTGCTTTTAAAAACTCTTTACTTTCTCTTAATTTATCTACTTGAGTTCTTTGATCTTGACGCATTGTTTCTCGGCCAAGTCTTTCTGTTGGAGTTTTTGAAACAACTACATCAAAAAGATTTTGATAGGCATCTAAGGCTTCTTTGCTATTCCCAGCAGCATTTGCAAGTCCTTCAATTGATTCCCTTGCTTTTTCTTGAGAGGCTTGATATTTTCTATAAAGAATGGTTCCTGCTGTAAGTGCAATTGCTGTTAGTGCTAATGGTCCAACAAACTTAGTAAGGCCTAGTCCAAGGCGTCCAAGCGATGCCATAC